CAAACCTCACTGTCTGGAAATGAATCATTTGCATACGGTATAGAATTACAAGATGGTCGTCAATTGTTTATTGGAACAAAAGCAGACATAGACCCAGATTTTGACATCAGTTATAACAATGGTATCATTACAATATTTAGTCCATCCGACACGTCTCCACCAGAATACTATGAAATAACTGGACGTTTTGACGACTTTATTACTGGTGTGACACAAACTACAGATGGAAAAGTATATATCGTTGGATTTACCAAAGATTTGTTAGTACCTCGCCGTAACTTATTTACTCACGGTATAGGTCGTGGATTGGTTAAGTCTATGACTACGACTGAAAAAATTGAATTTGTTGGTATGGTATTGGATGCAACTGGAGCGCAGTATTTGGCAGGAAATCATATTCAAAGTTCTAGTATTGTTGTTGCTAAATATGATGCAAACTTTGAATTACAATGGTCCCGTGATATTTCTGGAGGTTCACTGGTAGACACTGCATACGGTATTACACGAGACTCATCCGGATATTTGTATGTGGCTGGAAAAACCACAAACAGTGGAAGTGGTAACGAAGATGCACTACTAACTAAGTTAGACTCTACGGGGTCTATAGTGTGGACAAAGATGTACGGTACGTCAGGAAATCAGTATGCAAGTGCAATTGATACTGTCACAAAAGATGGAACTCAATACTTGTTGCTACCAATCGTATCTGGAAGTACTACCACGTTTACCGTGGTCAACACTAACGGTGATATTCAAACGCAAACATTACACAATAATCTTATAGTTAATCGTGTGCGTAAACACGAAACCTCTACCGATGGTAAGTTTACCTTTGCAGGTAAAACAAACGATACTCCGACCACTGCATCATTTGGTGTAGGTACTATATTATCTACGCCAATACTTAACTGGGTACGTACACATAATAGTGCATCGGCAAATACGGAAGCAATGGATATACGTAACACGGGTACAAGTCCGTTAGAATATATGATAGTAGGAACCGAGGGAACAAATGGATTCATCACTAAACTTATCAGCCAAAGTAGTGGTGTATCACAATTATGGAAAACAACAACATCTGGTTCATATTGGAAAGCATTAGCAAATACGCCATCATCTGTCGCAAGTCAATCTCGTAATACGTTTGTGGTCGGATATGCAAGTAGTTCTGGTACCACTGTACCAGCAGCCGTGCAAGGAAATGGAGATGGAATTATTGCAGGATTTGACCACAACGGAAATCAATTTTTTATCAATGGATTGGGACATGATGGCGCAGAATCCTTACTTACCGTGGAACGGGATGTAACAACGTTTAATTATATCGCAGCAGGATGGTCGGAGTCGCACACAAATGGTCGTCGAGGACTAACGTTTAGATTTAGTCGTAATGGATTTGGTACAGGTAACCATCATTTAGAAGGAAATGCGGGGATGGCGATGTGGTATGTTTCTGCGTCCGCACTACGTTCGTCTACTGGACTTGGAACGTTTGGGTCATTTTCCACCATCGTAAGTTCCTCTGGGACACTAATAACCAGTGCATCAACGACATTCACATCGTTGACTGGTTCATACATGAATGAAGTGTACGAAGGTAGTCAAGTATTTGATGGATTTTTTGGTACAATTGATTTAGATAATATCCAAGAATATAAAAATTCTGGAAGTTATGTAGAAGGACAACTTAATCCAATTAATGATATTATAACGTGGACACAAATTGGTGTTGCTGGTGATGGGGAAGCCGACGATGGTAACATTTTTGCGTACGATGTATTTGAATTGACTTCGGGTAGTAATGCAGGACGATTGTGTATTATTGCACAGGCGTCGGGTGACGTAGTTGCATATAATAATGGTGATACGGGCGTATATGACTACTTGGTTGCATTCTACGACCCAACGAGTCCATTATCAGATACAGGATTCTTAATCACACAAGTTGGTACAGAATTTGATGAAGAAATATATGCAGGAACAGAATTGTCAGATGGTCGTGTTGCCTTCATCGGACGTACTGCTGGTACTTTAGGTGGAGAACCGATAGGTGGATATGATATCTTCTTAGGTATTATTGATGCACGTAACCTTGCCACAAATGCACCCGCTGCGGGTGCCACGTTCCAAACCGACTACTATACTACTGGGTCTGGGCTTGCTGACCGTGGGTTTAACGTACATGATGTACACAATATTATTCCAAATACGTTAGCAGTCGTGTATGAATCCTCTGGTGATGTCGGTGGAAATAGTAATCAAGGTGCCGCAGATATTGGTATAATTTTCTTTAATTACCTAACCGATACGTGGGGAACTGCTTATCAACTAGGTACAACACAGAACGATAGTTTGGATACATTAGGTAAACCAAGTGCGTATCTTCCAGACGGTCGTATCGTTATTGTGGGGTCTACAACGGGTATCTTTGCTGACGATGGTACCGCGTATGGTGCAAGTGATATTTTCGTAGCAATATTTGATATCAACACATTCACATGGAAAAAATATCAAATTGGGACCGGAGCTGCCGATTTCGGAAATGGGGTATCATTGGCGTCTGGAAACAAAGTATTGATATCGGGAAATACTGCTGCCACATTTATTTCACCAAATGACGCAATTTCTGTGTCATTTAATGTTGGGCAAGGAATTAAAGGAAAATTAACGTGATATTTATATTAGTACATTAAACTGGATAACATATGGGTTTATTAGGACAGATTCAAAGTGGCGCAAGGTTTACCAGAGAAACAGCAACAATTACAAATACCCCGAATAGTGGTAGTACTACTACGTTTGGTAGTACATATATTCTACTAAATGTATCCGTGGACCAACCATGTCGTATCAGATTATATTCTGATAGTGCAAGTCTTGGAATTGATGCACCACGTACTACAGCTTCAATGGATGTAAGTGCTTCTGTTGGAATGGTAGTAGACACGTATATTGCTAGTTCTTCGTACCAGTTGAATTTTGACCCACCAATAATAGGTACTACATTTTCTGGTAGTACTACATGGTATAATATAAGCGGTAGTAATGTGACTGCAACATTTACATATTATCCTATAGAATCATCGTATGCTACAAAAGAAGTACTAAACTTTTATGCAACAAGTTTACCATCTGGATTTAGTGACCTCGGAAATACAACATCACCGAAATCATTTCTAATCATGAGTGCAAGCTCAAACTTTATAAATACTAGATTACGTTTATATTCCAGAGATGTGGCATCAGTTAGTTTAACTGAAAAAAGTCGTGTATTTTCTACATCTCCAAGTGATGGGTCATACATTATAACCGATATGCTTTTTGATTCTGCTTCATATGCATATAAATTAACTCCTACGTTACAAGCATATAACTTGACAACATATCAACAAGGGGAAAATTTAGTGGGATATATAATAGAAAATTTGTCTGCAGTGACAATAACTAATGTTACTGCCTCGTTATACATTTACCCATTAGAGGATTAATATGAGATTTTATCCGTTTGGTTCGGGGTCTATTTCAACCACGGTTGTCTCTGCATCATCAGCAAATTATGCAACAACTGCCATAAGTATAGATGTAGTACTATCAGCATCTAGAGCAGTATCAGGAAGTACAGGTCCACAAGGCCCATATGGCGCCTGTCTGTATGTGTCGGGGTCAAGTGGGTCACAAGGGCCGTCAGGGCCGCAAGGACCGGTTGGTACAGTAGATGGTCCGTTCTCGTAAGGTATAGTATATGCAATCATATCCAATAGGTAAATCAAGTTTTGCAATTAGTGCAGTTAGTGCAAGTGTGGCGGGCGTTGCATCTTTTGCAACACTTAAAGTAGCAACTGCAAGTTTTGCGTTAAACGCTCCCGGACCATCGGGGTCTAGTGGGTCGGCATTTACAAACACGGGCCAACAAGGCCCAACAGGCCCAACAGGTCCAACAGGACCAAAAGGACTTGGTATATACTTATTGTCCAGTACACTGGGGTCGTGTTGTACGCGCTTCGATTCATTTGGTGTGGGGTGGATTGGAACAACAGACACTAGCGGATTCGGTCAGTGCGATACGGGAAAATATACTTATAGTATCGGGTCATTCATTTATAGTACATGCGGTTCATTAGTAAATGGATGTAAGGTTTATAGTAATTCTTCTTGTATTACTACATTACCTTATAACGCTATAACTGATGGTAGTGGTACGTACTATGAATTAAATGGTTCTGGAGAAATCACAAATGATTCGGGTGTCTGTAGTCTCTAACACTTAATAATATGACATACTTTTTTCCTTTTGGATTTACTAATACTACTGCAATTAATGCAACAACTGCTGCGACTGCAATAACAGCAAGTTTCACCGCATCATTAAATTCTGTAATTACATCTACATATTATACAGATTTCCCTCCCGCAAATACTGGCGCTAGTGGTTCCGTGGGTCCGACACATACTTCGGCGAGTTGTGCTGCAACAAATCCAGGTGTTGGTGCTCCAAGGGGACCGTCTGGTTCTATAGGGCCATCGGGGTCACAAGGACCATCACTAATATCATGTCCCGCAGGGTCGGTACTATGTAGTGGATTGACACCACCTGAGGGGTATTCAATCGTATGTATACAAACAGGAAGTTGTACTACAACAGTTGTATGTCCTGATACGTTACCATAGCCACTTGACAAGGTAAATAATATAATTATATTTAGCTTATAGATAATAGGAGTATTTTATATGACAGAAGTAAAATCGGTTCCGGTACCAGAAGCAATAAAACAACTGATTACGAACAGCAATACGTTGTTACAGAACTATCAGTTAGAACTAACAACAAAAGTACAAGTCGCAAATAAGGAAATGATGGATATATTAGGCTTGGACCCATGTGATGGGTGGAGACTTGATATTAGTACGATGACATATATTAAACAACAAGAACCTTCACAAGAATGATACACGAATCTGCCGAACGTGCGATAATCACGTTCGGGAAGTTTAAAGGTTATTCACTTGCGCACGTATACTATAACAACCAGTCATATCTTCAATGGATGACACAAACGGTTGGTATACCCGAAGTCTGGAAAGAAGCGGCACAACTGACGCTCAGGGGTGAAGATATTTCCCACCTCAAAATCGCAAAGACGAATAATCCGACTTCCACTTTCACACCACAAGTTTCTACCGACACCGTAGTTTCTATCCATCTGAAGGATAGTAAAACTGCGGTCGTTGTCATGCCATATAATCCCAACTTGATGGCAAAGTTCAAGTATGAAGTGGACGGACGAAAGTGGAATGGTGAAGAAAAGTGGTGGGAGTTCCCTGCGGTCCATCTTCCAAAGGCGTTCAATGTATTCGGTCCAACCAATATCAAGTGTGATGACAAGGTACTGTCTCTGCTGGAAAAACTTAAGGACCGTAGAGAGGACTTGGATGAAATCAGAGTCCAAGAAGATATTGATTTCAGTATCAAAGGAATGCAATTGCAACTCTATCCGTATCAGAGAGTCGGCGTCAAGTTCGTGGAACGTGCAGATGGTCGGTGTCTCATTGCGGATGCGCCTGGGCTGGGTAAGACTGCCCAAGCAATTGGGTACGCACAATATAAGAATCTCAAAACAATAATCGTCTGCCCACTCTCCGTTGTGGTGAATTGGCAACGTGAAATTAAAAAGTTTACCGGAAAGGAGTCTACGATATGGGATAGCAAAAATTATTACGGAAAGCTTAACAATCAGTTTCATATTGTTCATTATGATGCCGTTGGCAAAGTGGTTGGCGATTTACGGAAGCAAGATTTTGACCTCCTCGTTTGTGACGAAGCCACCTATCTCAAAAACCGACAAACCATCAGAGCAAAGTCTATTTTAGGCTCCTATAAAGAACGACGAAAATATCCAGGTATCAAAACGAAGTACTGTATCTTCCTTACGGGTACTCCCGTGATGTCTCGTCCAATAGAAGCATTTGCTTTGTTGAACTTCCTTGACAAAGAACGTTTCAATAACTTTTTCCATTTTACTCAACGTTACGGGGGATGGAAAGGAGAAGCACCTCGTAATCTCCAAGACTTGCATGACCGTACAAAAGATTTGGTCATTCGCCGCAAGAAAGACCAGATTCTTACAGAACTTCCCGCAAAGCAACGGAATGACTTGTATGTGGAATTAACAAAGGACGAACAGAAACAATACAAAGAATTACTCCGAGAAGTGTTTGGTCGGTGGAAGGTAGAGAAACCCACTATCGGTCATATGCCGAAACTTCAAAACTTCTTAATTGAAAAGAAGATTCCACGATTGGTAGAAATGGTGGACGAATTCTTGGATAACGATAAACCCATCCTTATTTTCAGTAATTATATCGCTCCACTCAAGTTCTTGGCTGAACAGTACGGAGATAAGGCAGCACTCCTGACAGGTGAAATGAATAGTAAGGAACGTCAACATACCATTGACCGATTGACCAAAGGTGAGGCTAAAGTTGGACTATTCAGTTTGATGGCGGCAGGTATGGGTATTGACGGACTTCAACATCAGATAGATACTGTGGTATTTCTAAATTGCGATTGGGTGCCTGCAAATCACGAACAAGCAGAGGACCGTACCCACCGTATCGGTCAAAAAGGTCAGGTACAGGTGTATTATATGTTATGTGCCGATACGATTGATGAATATATGCGAGATATCCTCAAAGAGAAGCAGCAGGTGGCAGACTTGGTTGTGGACGGAGCATTGGTCACACCAGAACGGTCAAAATCGTATTTTAAGGAATTTGTCAAGAAATTAAGTACCGTGTACAATCAAGATATTTCTATTAAAAATCTGGATGATTGATATTTATATAAGTAAAACTAACCAGTTTAAGGAGTTATTATGAGTGATTTTAAGTTTCCCGTAGAAACGATTGACTTACCTAGCGGTGGGAAGTTATATCCAGAGGGACACCCATTACGTAGTGGGAGAATTGATGTCAAGTATATGACCGCAAAAGAAGAGGATATTTTGACTTCAACAAATCTAATTCAAAAAGGTCTTGTATTAGATAAACTAATGGAAAGTTTAATTGTTACCCCCGGCGTAAAACCCGATGATTTATTGGTCGGTGATTTAAATGCAGTTATGGTTGCTGCCAGAGTACTAGCGTATGGTAAAGATTATCCTGTACAATTATTCTGTACACAATGTAATAATAAGTTTGATTATGTTGCCGACCTGTCAACATTAGATATGATACTAACCGAAGAACTACCAGATAAAGATGGTGAGTATTCGGTAACATTACCGACTGGTGTAACAGTTACATTTAAGTTACTGACTCGTGGAAAAGAACGTGAAATACAAGCAGAGATTGATGCGTTAAAAAAATTGAATGGGTCACTTGAAAGTGATACGACAACAAGACTTCGATTTATAATAACCTCAGTTAATGGTAATCGTGACAAGACACTCATCAAAGATTTTTCTGAAGCAATGATTATTCGTGATGTTCGTGCGTTAAGAGAAAAAATACGTGAGGTTTCTCCTGATATAGATTTTGATTTAAGTCTTCAGTGTGTAATATGCGAAAGTCAAGTAAAAGCGAGGTTGCCCATTGGGGCCAACTTTTTTTGGCCTGACTTCGGAAGATAAATTAGAAATACACAAGGTTATATTTGGATTGACATACTACGGTAATGGAGGATTTACGTTTGAACAAATATACAGTATGCCTGTGTATTTACGTAATTTTTATCTAAAACAACTAGAAACTGTAAAGAGAAAAGAAGCAGAGATGATGAAACCCAAATCCGATAAACCTTCGAAGAGATAAGACATGGCAGATGGATTAAACGCAGACGACTCATTTGAATTACGGTCAGCGGTGCAATTATTGATTGCACAAATGAAAGATGCTGCAAACAACACCGATGGATATAGTCGAGCCACTGCTAAAGCCATCGCAGAAGCAGAACAAGAACGTGAGGCACGAAAAAAAGCTACTAAGTCACTTGATGAATCAAGGAAGGCGCTAGATAAGTTTGCAGATAAAGCCAAAGACTTAGGTAAAGAGTTAGTCAGAATGGGTCGCGCAGGTACAGAATTTGCTCAAAAAATTGGTACATCTGCGGTCAAAGGAGTTGAATTAGACCTAAAGAATAGAACAGCACTGTTAAGTCAAATAGGTAAAGTAGAATTAAATAGAATGGTTAATATGCAGCAAATACAAGCTGCAGAACAGTCATTAACAGATACTTTTATCAGTACACGAGCAGGATTTGAACTTAGTGCCGAAGGTGCAGCAAAATTTGCCCAAAATTTAAAGGGTGGATTTGGGTCAGAATTTGAATTAACCGGTGATTCTTTAAAAGCGCTTACTGTTATTGGTGCAACTACTGAAGAACAAATGAATGCCTTCCGTCAAGCAACAGGTCGTGCAAGCTTGTCGTCGGCACAATTGTCTACAATAGTAAATAAAAACAGTATGTCATTCTTGTTATTCGGTAATAAGTTTGCCAAAGCAGCTGCCGACGCCGAAAGAGCTGGTATCAGTCTTGCAGCAATACAGGGTGCGCAGGAATCCTTGGTCAGTAGTTTAGATAATGTGATTGATACAGTATCACAATTAAATCAATTGGGAGCACAAGTAGATTTTGGTACACTAGTACAGAAACTAGAACAAGAGGGACCGGACGCAGTACTTCAATATCTTTCGTCTACGGTACCCGGCGACCTATTCCAAAGTACTAGCTTCCGTGCATTATTCAATCAATTAGGTATTAATTCAGAACAGATATTGCGTCAACAGCAAGTAGGTAGTGCAGCAGAAAATATTGAAAGTCAGATGACTAAAGCGGCAACTAGCAGTACCGCAACCGCAAAAGCAATGACGGCTGTAGCTCGTGGTGCCGATATAGTAGAAGGGTCATTTGGTATGTTGGCAAAAGCAGCGTATGGCGCCGCAACGTCTTTACTAGCATTAAGTGTCACGGGACTACCGAAGGGCTGGGCCTCTCAATTACTAGGACTCAGAGGTGGAGCCACAGCGTTTGGTGGCATGGGAATGTTAGGAGCTACAGGAAGTGTTCTGGGAGGTGCCGCTCTTGGTATTGGTGGTGCTATGGCAGGTAACAAACTAGCCGAACAAGGAAACGTAAAGACCGGTACCGCACTTGGTGCTCTAGGTGGTGGATTAGGACTTGCATTGGCACTTGCGCCATTTACTGGAGGATTGTCATTAGCTGCGTTAGGTGTTGGAGCTCTTGCAGGTGGTGCGTACGCGTATAGTGGTAAAAAAGATGATATGTATTCAGACTATGGGAATCGTACACTATTGACTACATCAGGTGCGTACGCATTAAACAACCGTGACACGGTTATAGCAGGAACTAATTTATTTAAAGCAGATGATTTAATGTCATTTGGGGAGGGTGCGCTCTCCGTACTTAGTCCTGGAGTTGGTTTAGCAAAAGCTATGGGAGCAGGAATGAATAAGTCGGGTGGTGGAAACGATGACCTTAGAGCAGATATTAAGGCACTGATAAATGCAATACAATCGGCAAATACTACGATTACAGTTGATGGTTCTTCACAATCCATGAATCGTTTCAAAATGGTTGGTGTAAACGTTGTTCGTAACGCGAGATAATCATGCCACGATTAAAAGAAATATACGAAAGAAATTTACTTAAGACGTTAACACAGGGAGGAAGCGTATATACAAATGTGTTGACTGCCGCGTATTCCACGAATACATATAAAACGCCACGTACATCAATCAATCCCAATCAGCCATTTATTTATATAGGTCCAGGTACAGATAACACCACATCCGGTGTATTTAAGGGCGACCGTGGAGCGTTTTTATCTACGGCGAATGCAAAGGATGATATACGACTGTTACCCTTCGGTGTATCATTTGCAAGAGATAATAATAGAATAACAAAATTTTTACTCAGCCCAGCGGGTACACGATTTGCAAGTAATCAGACTGTATTACAGTTCTTTAATCCCTATAGTAAAACAAAAATCTTCAATCCGGCGGCCATACTGGCGTCAATCGTTCCTGGTGTACATGCAAAACGATTTATAGATACTAATATAATTAGAAATCCATTAAGTTCATTGGGATTGAGTAGTAACATACCTCTTTTTTCTCCAAATGAGTTGGGGCCATATGGACTCAATGGATATTTTAAAACAAATACGACGACTGGTAAAAAAAATAAAATTTTTGAAGCTATCAAAGAAGAGTTCTCTACTCTCACCAATCCTGGTCGGGTAAGAAAACGGTCTAATATCTCTGATGCATTTAATCCAAGTGATGTCGTTCCTAAGGGGTCAACATCACCTTCCTCATTTTTCGTTAATTATGACTTTTTACGTAAAAATCCTGCGCTAATAACAAACCAACAGTTTGATTTCAACGCTCCTGAAAATAGAGATATTATTGCATTTAGATTTAAATCGTTCGGAGGTCCGACTAATCAGCAGGCGGAGTATATTCCATTCCGTGCTTTTATATCAAGACTTAATGAGAACGTAAAACCGGATTATAATGAACAACGGTATATAGGACGTACAGAACGTTTCGTAACGTATTCGGGTGTGAAACGTGGTATAAGTCTTGATTTTAATATTGTTGCGTTCTCTAAGTCAGAAATAGATAGCGTGTGGACTAAAATAAATTATCTGACAGGATTGGCATTTCCCAAAGGAGTTACATCAACTGGTTTCTTACAACCACAATTATTCAGAATAACAATCGGTGGTATCTATGAAGACCAACCGTGTTTTATTGAATCATTAGATTATGAATTTTTGGATGAAAGCAATACATTTGATATTGATAAAGGTGTAGCACAGCATGTTGCGGTAAAAATGCAGTTGAGTCTCATAGAGAAGACGAGTAAATACTACAACAGTCCATTCTATAAGATTGTTGAAGATGTAGCCAACAAACAGAAAAATCCCACCCCGGTACGTGGCGAACAGGTTAGTGCCGCATTTAATTCTGACAGTGACCCACGAACAGTAAACAACATACTTAGCGCTAGAACCTAATGGACAAATATACTACTCCCCTCATAATTGATTATTCCAAATCAATTCCATATTATCAAACAACAATACTATCCTCTGTCCCAACAGAAGATATACCATTTTACTATATTACCCAAGAAGGTGACCGACTGGATACGATTGCTAATTTATTTTATAAAACACCTAATAAATGGTGGGTTATAGCAAAAGCAAATAATCTTGCGAATGGTACCATTGGTCTTGTGGGTGGAACCAAATTACTTATTCCGAATGTATGACGACTACGATTAGGATTCAGTTTGACTCGCTACCAATTTTGGGATTAACAACTTCTGACTTTCCACGAGGAAGTTTAGGGTTCGGTGTTTACCGTGAAAATATACGAACTAGAGGTGGAAACACCTTAACACCCCACAATCACTACGCTATAGATTTTAATAGTACAACCACTAACAATAAAGCGTCTGAGGGTACACCGGTACTCGCAGTTGCAGCTGGGAGAGTGGTTCAATGGGGAAATGATGCTGATGCCGGAAATTATATTATTTTAGAACATGACGCACCCACGGTTGCAGGTGAGCCCCCACAAGTATATAGAACACATTATTATCATTTAAAAGACAATCCGAACGCAAGTTATGGACAGGCTACCACGATTGAAGTAAATAGATACGTATACTCCACCTCGTTTCAAAACTGGGTACAAGAATCACAGGCGAGTGCTTTAGATAGAGAAGGTAAAACGTTTATACTACGAGGGAAAACAAATATAAGCGGAAGTGCGATACTTCAAAGTAGTACGACAGAACAGCGTGGTACAAGTGAATATAAAAATGCTTTTTATGTAGTTCAGGCAGGGCAGCCGATTGGTCGTGTTGGAAACACCGGTGAACGTACAGGTGGACCCCACTTACACTTTGAACTTCGTGTTCCTCGTCGAGGACAGTTTCCACCAAAGTCAACGACGATTGAAAATCGTGTGGGTGGGGGTGAATTTACCTCAATAGACCCCGAACCTTTCCTCAGGACTAAAGGAAGTGCAATTGACGCGCAACAAGCGGAATTACCCGTAACATCGGTACCAAATACTCTTACTGCGCCCGGCGGCGGAGCTCTACCACCTATAACTCCGTATATATCAACATTTGAATCTTTTCATCCAAAAATTCAATACGAACTAACCAAAAGAAAATTCTCAACGGACATGGTAAATGTAAACATGCCCTTTGTTAACTTAACATCGTTGATGTATGTGGACAAAACTGATGTAGTCCAACGAGACGAACCCGATTTTAGAAATGTAAATATAAACACCGTGGGGTGGTGTCCGTCTATCGGACTACACAACTATTCTAGTATACTACGGGCGGAACAATTATACAACCCATTAGCTAACATCTTTACCACAAACACAGACGCAACACAAACACAGACTACGCCCAGAAGTATAGTTGGTTCGTATATTATACCACCAGATAATAAATCATCAACAACTCCACAGAGAGTTTTGGGTTTATTAGCAAGAAATACCGAAGGCGAACCCGATACTATCCCCTACCCCGGTATAACAAATGTTTCTATAGAACGAAGTTTGGCAGGACCGATGGGAGTTCGTGGGGGTCTGTTCAGAATTAACATGAAAATTGTGGCGTACTCTGTAGGGCAAGTAGATACATTGTTAAAGTATTTTTTACGTTCCGGTACTCCATTAGTATTTGAATTTGGAAGACTGACCTCTCAAGACGACAGAAATGTAATTGATTTTTTTAATTGGAACAGACCGATTGAAGGTGAAGGTGGAATTGCGGCAGAGTTACAAGACATTCTTACCTACAAACAGCAAGTACGTCAAAGTCCTGTATATCGTCGGGTATACGACAGTTATGGTAATTATGACATTCTAGTAGGATATGCAGTAAAGTTTAATATAAAGCAAACACGAGAAAATGTGTTTGAAATAGACTTGGTTATGCACTCAATCCAACAATTTGAAGTACCAACAGTACAATCTGCATTAAAGTCTAATTGCGCAAACGCAGCAGAGAAATGTAATGCAGTAGATGTACGTGAGTTTTTCTCCACTACCAGTGCATGGAAAGAAAAAACTTTTGCAAAATTTATAGAATTTTATTTAACGAATGCTACGTGGAAAAATGATATAGTCCCGGTAGCAGATTCTTCAACTGCCGCACAGCAAGGAGCTAGAGGAGAGAAGGCGTATTTAATAACGTGGAGATTTTTCGTATACGTTTTATTAAATGATACGGTGTTTGGTATTGCAAGTTTGTTTCCAGAAGACTCACGAGACACAATAAAAGCAACACTGATAAATCCCTTAACTGTATTAAATCCCATAGAGTATGCGACGGATAAATTGATACCTAATGAAGTAGGATACCATCCTGCACTTAGGTCCACAAATCCCAATACTATGCTCGTAGTTAATCCGACTGCGCAAGTATTTGAGGATGGTAGAAACGACTATGAGTTAATAAAAGCAACTTATAGAGCAGAAAATGCGGGGAGAGAAATTCCTGCATCACCAATTGTATCAAGACTGGGTGGTGATAAGTTTGCGTTTGAGCCGGTAAATGGAGGAGACAAAAACAAGTCGGGCACCGCAACATTAACTCGTGGTGTTTGGATTAATACCAACGCAATTATTGAAGCGTTTAGTAGAACGGATACGATATCTCAAGGATTACAGGCGTTGTTGGTTGCTATGAATTCTGCAACAGAAGGATACTGGAACTTACAACTTATTAGTAGTGATGATTCACGTTATCCTGGACTTCATGTTGTAGACATGGGATTATCCAAGAGATTACCGAACCAAACAGTGACCGCCCGTCAAGATAGAAGCGCGTTACTTACCAGTATAACAAATCCACAACAAAATAAAAATACAATTTTACAAACTCAATTTGGTACCGGTGATACGCCCAAATATATGTATGTATTTAATGAACGTAATAGAATACTGGAAGACAACCAAACGTTTGCTAGTGAACTTATAGACCTGTCACTTAATTTAGATTTACCTACTGCTATAGCAACCCAAGTCATAGCAGGAGTCGGTGGCTCGGCAGAAAAAGGAACTATTAATGCACTGGGAACACCGGAATTAGATACATTACGAATATTTAAGCGAAGTTCTGTAACACCAGACTGCAAACCCTCTAATACTAATGTACGGCCTTGTAATAAAACTCCTGCACTTCTTTTCAAAGAAGCAAAAGACAGAATAGATGAGACATTCAGGTATACGGTTGAAAGTTGTTTATTAACTGGTCCAACAGAAGGTAATGACGGTAAAAAATTAGTACCTTTAACATTTCCAGATGATATTAATCGTTTAAATATTGATAACTCAATATACGAAGCAAATGAATTGACCGCAGAACAAGTCGCACAAAGAAGAACTCGCGGACTACCTCTGACCGAATCCGGTGTACAAGCTTGTATTAGACGAGCTGAATCTGATAGACAACGAGCAATACGGGAATTGTCTTCACGTATTGCAGCGGACCCCGCCGGTATTGGTGTTCTTGGCGCAGGATTAAGTTCGTATGTTGATTTTGGTAGTGCTTTGGAATATGTGGAATTGAATCCTGCTAATATGTTGCGTAAAATGAATCTTGACTCACGAAATGGTGAGGATGAAATACAAGCAGGTACTAGAGACGTACCTACCGCACACGCATTTAACAGTTCTAATTTAACTAAAATACTAATTGATTTAACATTACCAGGTATCAGTGGAATTCAATTACTTCAGTCATTTTTAGTAGACAGAGTACCACAAGTGGTGTCAAAGGGATATTATAGCGTAACTAAAATTAATCATGAGATTTCGGCAGACCGAGGATGGACGACAAAAATTCAAGGAAGATTCCGATATTATCCAGATGCACTGCCACCCGCCACTACAGTGGCTCCACCCAGTTCACCGCCTGTCGGACCTACAACACCACCTTCATCTGATAAACCACTTGCCGAACGTCTTCCAGACCCCACGACAATTAATTCAACCTCATTATTAGAACGGTCATTACATACTGAAGTAATTAAAAAGTTTCAGACCGATAATTCACTAAACTCGGATGGTATTGTTGGTCCACGAACGACGCAACTTATTAGACAGTTGCAGACGGCAAATAATATTACTCCCGTTAATGGAGAGTTACGCCGCAGTGGTCCGACTATTCAACAATTAGTAAGACTTATAAAACAAGGACAAACTCTTAAAGTAACTACCGCTCCTACCGGCTAATATATTATGTATCCAATTAGTAATCGTCCAAAAATAACACAACAAGATATCGCACGTGGATATGTGAGTAGGTATTTTGTAAAGTATCTTAATTCAAAAAAAATTGTTGAAGTAGATAAGCAACAATATTTTAAATTTGTAACTAATACGTCATATCAAACTATTGAAATAAAATGGATTATTGGTGGATATGATAATGATACACTTGTCAATCGTGACCAAATATTATATGGTGCCGAGACGCAAAATAAAAATCAAAAAGAAATTTATAATCAAATAATGCCGGGGGTAGCACGTATGTTACCTAATCCGCTAGAATATTTTTCAGGTAAACGAATACAGCAGTTTACTGAAAAAACTCTTGAGATTCCAGAAACGAACATTTCAACGTTTGGGTTGGCAGAACCCGCGCCTGAACCACCTATTACAATATTATCTTGGCAAACAATAGCAGAAGATAGCCCGTTTTTAAATGGTACATACACTGTAAATTTATCGGGTTCTGGATATTTAATATCTAATCCTCAATCAAGCGGGTGGTCATCTTACGAGTACAATGATACAGCAGATACATGGACAGTCATGGACTATGATGCCATAAAAGTGAGTAAAAGTACAATAAATGTTGCAAGAAGTAACGTTAATTTTGACCATACATCAATAAGATTAATATCAGATATAAATAGACTCGCAGTAGATACAGCTGGCGACGGTGGAATAGCCGCGTTCATACCAGACACACCCATATCTAGTTATAACGGAACAGATTATCTGCGTGGCGTAGTTACAAGGGTTAGCGCAGCTTCTATGTCACTAGACATAAAATTTGTTAGTTCGTCTGGCCTAACCACAACGTTGGCAACTTCACAAAACATATTATTACCTGTTTCAAGTGGAAAACGAGTGATGTTACAAGTACTTGAAAATACAGCATCACTATATTATGGTGACTATGGAGCGGACCCATCCACGTTAGTACTCGCATGTTCGTCCTCGTTACCAACGCAATTACAAGGAATAACATCACGGAGAATAGGATATTATTCGGGTTGGTCGTTGGCAACCTCAGGTGGTACAATATTTAATAAATTAATAGTACAAAATTATACAAGTCAAAGTTTTACATCGTTAACTAGAAGTACCACAGGAAAATTAGCAGCATTCCAGGCAACAGCAGATGGATTTGTATCCACTACATTTAATCCTGCGGATTGGGCTGTCCCAACTAATACTAGAATACTAACCAGTTCAAATAACTTATTGTTCACATCGTCAATCAGTAATACTAATGGGTTTAGCAGATATCTTCCGTCTGGAGAATTAAGGAATATGTTCGTACAGACTGTATGGGCAAATAAATCTACCGGAGGAGCGGGCGGTGCTGCTACACGTATTAATGCTGCATCTTCTCCATCACAATCGGTATACTACTATATACCTAGTGGATTTTCTGGAACAGAAGGATTGTATGAACAGAATTCGGCTGGTACCGTACTACAATCAAGTTCACAGGAAAGCGTAAACAGAACATTACCACAAAGAGTTTCTGTATATGTAAATGAATCTACTGCAATCAGTTATATGTATGATGCAGCCGTATCTCGTTCATTAAGCGGAGTAACTGTATTTAATGGTTCCGCTGGAGTGTACTACTCTTCTGGTACAGGAAATACATTAACGTACTCAGAGTTTTTCTTAATGACCGACAGATACATAACATTTAATAATGTACCCACCGGATGGGTTATACAACTAAAAAACGAATCTAGTGGTTCTATCTCTGCTCAGGTATCATCGTCGGGAACAACACAACAAATAGATACATTAACCCTACGTTATCCAATAAAGAGTATAAGAATATTAAGTGCAAGTACTATAGTAGCGTCGGCAGCCCCTGATACGGCTGTGTGGGGCGGTGACGTTTGGACATATACAGAATAGTACGACATACTTGACAAATACATTCCAACATACTATATTTAAATTATAATATATTATTGAGGAACTAATGGTTATTACAAATCTAGACGATATTACAAAACTCACAGACCGCTTACGAGAAGAGACTGCCTATGTCTATCTCGTAGCGGTTGATGCGTTTCTACATCCCGTCCAGAACAAGGTGTCCTCAATTCATTTCCGATTTGAAGATGGGACGTTCTATACGGTATCTGTCAATCATCCAGATGCGCCACACTTTGAGATTGACCTTTCCCACGCACATAAACTGGTCACTCTGCACCAAAAGGAACTTCGTCATCTCACTAATGCAGTCAATGTGGTTGATTTGGCAACACTCTTACATCTCAACAATGATGTCATCCCAATTTATCGTGAGTTCTATACGATGGGTATACATCAGATTAAGAACCAATTCAAGTTCAAGAATCTTCACTATAGTATCCCATTGACTTCATGGGTGGAAACCGCAGAAGCATTTCTCCAACACTGCGAACATCTGTATAAACGATATGAGTCTACCGAACAAGAATCGGCATTTCAATTTATTAATCAGATTACTATTCCTACGCTAACCAGTATTGAAAAGTCTGGTATTCAAACCACCGATGGATTGGTGTATTCGGATTATAACATTTATACCTCTACTGGCCGTCCAAGTAATGCGTTCGGTGGTATCAACTTTGCCGCGCTGAATAAGAATGATGGTACCCGTGAAAAGTTTGTCAGCAGATTTGGGAAGCACGGAACTCTTGTTCAGTTTGACTATGAGGCATTTCACTTACGATTGGCTGGAAAACTAGTTGGCTATCAACTCCCATCCACTTCACTTCACACCTACCTCGCTCAACAATACTATGGAGTTGATGAAGTAACAGAGGAGCAATATGAGGAGTCTAAAGCCAGAACATTTGCACTGATGTATGGACAATCCGACGATACGGGTGGTGTAGAGTTCTTCCAAAGGATTAAGCAGTATTCCTCTAAGTTATGGGACGAATACCGTCACAATGGATTTGTATTGTCGCAAACGGGTCGCAAAGTGGTACTTACCGACCCATCCAAGAATAAAGTATTTAATTATATGATGCAATTGACTGAAACCGAAGAAGCTATATCACGGGTTGAAGATGTTTGTAATTTCTTGGGGATGTTTGAATCCAAAGTTGTTTTATATACCTATGATGCAATTCTATTGGATGTTCACAACGATGAACTGGATTCTATGGAAAACGTGTCCAACTTATTGAGTGCGGGTGGGTTTCCCGTTCGTCAATATCGTGGTCATAACTATAATGAACTAAACCTATATAAAATATAGTGTTATTGAAGTTAATTTGATACTTATAAGAAGTGTTATATTAACAGTCTTACGAGTATCATATGAACGAAACTCAGTTATTATGCACGTTTATTCCAGTAGATAAATTGGAAGAAAACGTTGAACTTATAAAAAACTCATATACGTTAGCTTTCAATAACATCTATGTATTGGAAAACGTGGATGATGCGAATCAATTAATTTTGACCTACAATATTATTGCGGGGTCATTGAAATCGCAGTACGCACCACCTGCGTCAACCATATCCGTCCATAGAAAGAAACAAACGAATACGATATATACCATTAATGCATTAAACGCATTAATCGCCAGTAAGAACGGCGGTAAAATAGATAAGTCCTATAAGATTGATTGGGATGAATTAAAGAATTCTATTTTAGTAACCGCACATGGTCAATTAAAAACAGTTAAAACCAAAATAAAAGAAATATTAAACTTTTAGTAAGTAGGACTTGACAAACTAAACAAACCGTAATATACTTCTTCCTACTTGGGGTATATTACAATAAACACCCTTAAACATTTTTAAACACAGGAGAAGTACAATGGCATTAGACATCAACGCATTAAAGAGTAAGCTCAACAGTTTCAAGCGTGTCGGCGGTGGGGACCGCGATACCGCTATCTGGAAGCCGAAGGAAGGAAAGACCGTCATCCGTATCGTCCCGTGGAAGGATAACCCCGAGAATCCCTTTATTGAACTCTACTTCCACTATCTTGGCAACAAGACCCATCTCTCGCCTCTCTCGTATGGTAATCGTGACCCGATTGCGGAGTTTGCTGACGCACTGAAGTCAGACCAGACCCGTGACCCGAAGGAGCGCTATGCTGAGGCTCGTCCGTTTATGCCGAAGCTCCGTACCTATATTCCTGTCATCGTTCGTGGTGAAGAGGATAAGGGTGTTCGTTTCTATTCGTTCGGTAAGACGGTCTATCAGGAACTTCTTTCGTACATCTCCGACCCTGATTACGGCGATATCACCGACCCCAAGACTGGTCGTGACATCGTAGTGGAATACATTCCGAAGGAGAAGTCGGACACAAGTTTTGCTAAGACTTCTGTGAAGGTCAAGCCGTCACAGACTCCGCTTTCTACTGACGCAGCTCAGATGAAGGTATGGCTCTCTGAACAGCCCGACATCAAGGAACTTTACACCGAGCCGACCTACAACGAACTGAAGGTCACGCTTGAGAAGTATCTTGACCCCGATAATGCGGTCATCACTCCCGCCCGTGAAGCTGAAGCTCCCAAGTCTGAGACTGTTACGGCAGCAGCTCCGAAGGAGAACGTCAAGAACGCAGTTGATGCGTTTGACGAGTTGTTCAACGATTAATTAACCAAAAACACGTAGTGGTGCTAGGTAGCCTCAAAACTACCTAGTCCCTGCGTGTTTTGTTACATATAAGGAATCATATGGCAAAAGAAACTAAAACAAAGAAGTCCAGTCCATCGGCAGATAGAGATGAATTGGCACAAGTTATCGCAGATAGCTTGAATAAATTATATAAAGATGGACAAGTTGCTTACTTCCTTGATGGTGAGGAAGAGACTCCTACGGATTTGACTGATTTCATTTCCACGGGAAATACGATGTTGGATATCGCAATCAGTAATCGTCCGAACGGTGGTATTGCCGCCGGTCGTATCACGGAATTGACTGGATTGGAAGCATCTGGTAAGTCACTTGTTGGTGCTTCATTGATTGCTACCACACAGAAGCGTGGTGGTGTTGCGGTTCTTATTGATACGGAAAACGCCGTCAATGATGAATTCTTCTCTGCGGTTGGTGTAGATATGAAGAAGCTCGTTTATGTTCAGCACGATACGGTTGAAGATATCTTTGACTCTATCGTGAACATCATTGAGAAGGTTCGTGCATCTGCAAAGAAAGATAAGTTGGTGACTATTGTGGTTGACTCTGTTGCCGCTGCTTCCACCAAGACCGAAATGGCTGCGGACTTCAATAAGGATGGATATGCAACTGCAAAGTCCATCATTATCAGTAAGGCAATGCGGAAGATTACGAATCTGTTAGGTCGTGAAAAGATTGCTCTCGTATTCACCAATCAGTTACGTTTGAAGATGAACGCTCCTGCGTTCTCTGACCCGTATACGACTTCTGGTGGTAAGGCAATCGGATTCCACGCTTCGACTCGTATCCGTCTGTCACAGATTGGTAAGTTGAAGGATTCGGCAGGTAACATCATTGGTATCACTACAAAGGCGGTCATCACCAAGAATCGTTTGGGTCCGCCATATCGTGAGGCTGAATTCAACATTTATTTCAATCGTGGTATTGATGACTACAGCAGTTGGTTGGATGTCTTGAAGGAGAATGGTATCGTCAAGCAAGCAGGTGCGTGGTATTCCTATAACGACGAGAAGTTCCAAGGTAAGGAATTCCCTGCGTTCCTCGAAGCTGACCAAGAACGGAAAGCTGACTTGTATGACAAGATTTGCGAAGCACTCATTATGAAGTACGAGAAGGACTTCGACCCATCTGCGATTAACAAGGAAGCCGCAGAGGATGAGGACGAAGTATCACCATCTAAAAAGCAATTACTAAATGACTGATTTATTGAAGGCGTTTAATGAGATGCAATTTGACAGTAAGGATACGGGATTTAATTCCCGTGTCCTTATTGTTGACGCATTGAATACGTTTATGAGAAGTTACGCAGCAATTCCTACGTTAGATGATAATGGTAACCATATCGGTGGCATGGCGGGATTCATGAAATCTTTGGGGTTCGCTATTCGTAGTTTCAAGCCTACCAGAGTTGTATTGGTATTTGATGGTAAAGGTGGGTCACAGCGTCGGCGTAAGATATACAAGGAATACAAGGCAAATCGGAAACCACCGACTCGGTTGAATCGGTCGTATGATATGACCACAGACGAACAAGAAAAAGAGAATATGAAGTATCAACTCGTATCTCTGGTGGAGATGGTGGAATGTTTACCCGTTTCTATTCTTGCTCTGGATAATATTGAAGCAGATGATACTATTGCATATATGTCGGAGTTGGTCACGAAGAATGGTGGGACATCTATTATTTATTCTACTGATAAAGATTTTTTACAGATGGTTAATGAAAACGTCAAGGTATATAATCCCGTCAAGAAAAAGACATTTGATGTGGATATTATTCTGGAAACATACGGTGTACATCCAGACAACTTTGTATTCTTCCGTTCACTACTTGGTGACAAGAGTGACAACATTGATGGAATCAAGGGAGCAGGTGAAAAAACATTATTAAAATACGTTCCAGAATTCGCGGACCCAAATGTTGAGGTCAATCTGAATCTAATTGAACAAAAATATACTGATATTAAAAAGAAACCTAAGGTAATAGAGAGTATATTAGATAATAGTAGTATTGTAAATAGAAATATGCAACTGATGAATTTACGTGATGTAGATATTAATATTGATGCAAAGATGAAGATATTACATAAATTTGAAGAAAGTTGTCCTCCACTTCGTAAGTCGGACTTGACACGACTTATGGTACGTACTAATATTATTAGTAGTATCCAAAACTATGACGAATGGATTACGTTTACTTTTACGCCCCTAGCGAGATATTATGGTAAATCATAAGCAGTACGATAAGAACGTAGACACTCTAGCAAAGTTCGGTCCCAGTTTTCAGTCTAAGGCTGTTGCTGCGATGTTGAACTCGCCGGACTTTGTTGCACAATCGTTTGACGTTATCAACCCAAACTATTTTGAGTTGGAAGCGAATCAATGGATTGTAGAAACGACTTTGGATTATTTTGATGACTATAAGGTACTTCCGACGTTGGAAGTCTTTAAGATTGAAATGAACAAGTCGGTCAAGGACGATACGCTACGTACTTCTATCGTGGAATCGCTCCGTGGTATTTTCCAGAAGATGAAGGATAATGATTTGGATTATATCAAGG